CTGGAAAGGCTGAGTCGCCCACCAGTTTCTCAGCTTCCCATATATCCTTACAAAGCTTCCAGGCTTTTGGGATACATAAAAAGCCCGCATGTTTTAAGGATATTCTACAAATATCTTGATCAGAAGACCCTGTGGCAGTGCCTAGTATTAACCACTCTGAGATCTGAAAAGCTTTTTTACAAATCGTCTCACAAAGATTTACTTTTACTAAGCTATCCAACTTCATAGTTATTTAATCTAGTGTAGATCTCGTCTAGAGTCTCGTTCATGAGACTCACCCTCTCTTCTAGGATCTTCAGTTCAGATCTTGGAAGACCAGACCATTTCAATGTTGGATTAGTAATCGTCAACAATAAACTCAAAGAATTCTCAAGAGATTGGATATCTCTCCTAAGACCAGAGGGGAATACTTTCATAAACTTGCTCCAATAGTATCTACAACTATTGGAGCACCCTCAACCATTTAACTTCCAATTAAATCTGTATATAAAAAATTCCGAGCAGCCCGGCATCTAATACAATAACGTTACCAATCGCGAGCGTAGTATTCCAATAATCAATCGTATGGTCGAGGCGTTCGATCCTGAATCTACCATACCCAGCGTAGGTGACAGATCCTAATTCAGCATGAGATGCCCCTGTTACAACTGCGGTATAGTTTCCGTAATTACCGCTATGGGAGTATACCCAAAGTTCGGCATCCCCAGTCTGGTTCAAGCCAATATATCCAGCGATGTCTTGTAGATTAGCGTAACCTTCCGGCTCTGACACATTTGTTATAGTTGTGTTATTGCTCTTTCCTAGGTCACAACTAGCGAGGAACAATAGGGGAAGTAATAGTAGTAGTATTTTCATTCTCTTTTATCCTACATACTCGCCGTCAGCCCCAACCATCCAAATACGTGCGTTTGGATCTGTCCCGTATTGGCTGATGATCGCATCTCTTGAATCCTTTAGTTTCGCATTGCCAGTGACGGTCGCAGCAATGTCTACAGCGCGGAAAGCCCATGGCATGAAATCGAATGAGAAGAGGAAGTCTTCTTCTCGGATCAGTTTCTTGATTGAGGCAACAGGGCCATCGCTTTGAATAAATGCATTGTTTGCATTATCAACGAACACTCGATCAGCGCGGAAGCACTCCAAAGGCAGCGTCTCGTTCATGTCCACCATCCATTGTGACCACCTAGATACGAGAGCCATGTAACGGTTTGACCAATCGTCTAATCCGTTGATTGTTTCGAGTTGGTTTGCTGCGTCGTAGCAGGCAGGCATAATCCAATCGAGGCCATTAAACAGTCCTACAGGGAACCTACCTTCACGAGGTGCGCCAAAGGAGTGAATGCCGGGACTCGTCTCATAGAATGCCAACACGATGTCACGGAGAAAGAATGCGGCGGTTGGAACATCTTCAGTTAGTAAGCATCCTCGCTTTTGTCCTTCAGTGATCGTGTGCAAAAGTCTGCTTGTAGCACGGTCACCATAAGCCCACGGGTAAGGCTGAACGCCATCTCCGTTTTGATCTCGAACCATGCCAACCGCAGAAGATACGAGCATTGTCGCAAGCCATTTCGCCACCACGTTTGAATGTAGCTTGTTGCCCAGACCAGTCTCAACCAGGATTGGGTTTGGGTCATCAATAAGAGCAAACAGTGGTGTGAGCCAAAAGTGCTCTGCGTCTGGCCCGGTCACAGTTACTGGGCCGTTGCTACCCATGTAGACGGCAGTACCATCTGGCATATCACCAGGGGACTCAGGAGTCCATCCATGGGGTCTACCAGCAGCCTCATAGCCAAACTGCCTGAACGGCGCGTTGGAGTAGTAAGAACGACGGTGACCATAGTTCGCCAACACCGATCGGATATAATGCGGGGTTAGCTTATGGGTGTGTCTCCAGCCATAGCTCGATTGTGAGCCAGATGAACCAGAGTAAGGCGCGATGCCACCCAACATCCAAGACCAAGACCCAACCTCTACGCCCTGAGCGTCAGCCATGGCATTAGCTATAGGATTCCAGTTCTTCAACTGAGGTTTGGCAATCATGCTATCTGCTTTAATATTGAACACTGTCTCTGGTTTGACAACAGGATCAAAGGCAGCGATTGACTCAAGATTGGAGTCATTAGCATTGGGGATGTTAGCTTCTGGGATGTTTGGTAGTTTGTTACGCATATTATTATATATTATTTGACTTCTTTTCCAAGTGCCAATGCAATGAGGATATCAAGCTCATCCGATTCGGTTTGAGCGGCAATCCCAAGTGCCAGTGCAGCAGTCTCCCTAACTTCTTGATTAAGAGATTTTAAGTAAGGTTTGAATACATCCTTTAGCTTAAACTCTGGGTGATCCATTCCAACCTTTGCCATAGCAATCATGCAAGCAGAGATGATATCTTTGTTGTTAGTGGACTTCATTGCCCTACGAAGGGTTGCGAGGATATCCAACTTATCTTCCTTAGTCGGAGCTAGGCTGTTATGTGCAGACTTTCGTGTGCTACCTAAGTAGAAGTCATCCGATCCTGTTTGAGGGCCTTTACTGTGAACGGCATTCTTTAGGTGGATAAAGGGATCCTTATTAAACTCCCACCAGAACGACCATTGAGTAAGATCAAGTCCTAGTCTGGATCCCCTGCCGCCGGTTACAGGGCCTGTCGATGGTCCCGTAGGTCCCGTAGGTCCACCTGTCGCAGGCCCCTGAGGACCACCCGTAGAAGGCCCAGGTCTTCCTGTGCTAGGTCCAGCAGGACCACCAGTAGTAGGTCCAGAGGGTCTTCCAGTATTACCGCCACCAGGGCCAGGGGGAACTACATCACCAGGACCGCGATACTGACCTCCATGGGCCAAAAGAGTTGCTGTAAGAAATAAAACGCTTAGAAGTGTCTTCATGGTAATTATACTCTACTTGTATATATCTTAGTCTAGGACGTACTCTACTGTTATAGCTACGATTAACCAAAAAGCGAAGAGGAAAATAATTTTAAACTCTTCTGCCGTTACGGGGTCAGCTTTACGCTTTGCCATATCCTTTTTTACGCCGCTTCATATTTATTAAGCCTTAGATATATTTCATCTAGGGCTTCTGACATGAGTTTAACTCTTTCGTTAAGAATTTGTAACTCGTATGTGGGGACTTCTCTCCACTTCACAGTTGTCTCTGATAGAGTTAACAACCATGAGATCGAACCTTCAACAGCAATTAACTCGCTGATGAGACTTTTAGGCTTGGATCGCATAAGAGTATCCTGAACCTTTTTAGGGAAGGTTCATAATTATTTACTACTCCTGAGGATAATTATGATGTATATCCTTCGCCCGCCGGTAGATATCTTAGGAGGATACTATGCTATTACTAAAAAAATTCGGTCTGCGTCCTGTTACTAATTGCTGTGCGGGAAGTTGACTAATGCCCTTGCATTAGAGGATAAACTTTAAGGTATATTAACCAAGTGGATGCACAGCCTACGCATCCTGCAAACAATACATCTAATACCCCAAATGGGGAGTATTGAGTGAAGGGATTCCAGTAGAGTGAAGACCAGAATACTGCGGACCAGAATCCCGTACAAAGGATACAATTCACTAACTTACCTAAGAAAGGTGAGATCTTTCCTACCCTATTTCTAAAAGGTGCCATTACCGTGGAGTTTACAATAATAGTAGCCAACCCAAAGGTGGCGAGCATCCAAACCAACATATCTACTAATTGAATCATTTCGGTAATCCGTTTGTTTTATCTACAGGAAGTTTACAGGGAATGTCAACATTCCACTCTTTCATAAACTCATCTTTGGCTTTATACCAGCCTTCTCTCATCTGCCCATCAGACTCATGCCTGATCATTATAGGCACCACGTAGTTGGCATACCCCTTATAGTGGGCTAAAAACGTCATGTGGATGTCGTAGTAGTCCCAACCACTAGATAGATAGTCAGGCTGGGTCAGTCCAACATCCTTTATAGTCTTGTATGTTGCAGCAATGAGGCATCCATCTAGAACTACAACTTGGCCTGCGGGACCGAAGTAGTTGGGGGTCATTGTCTCCTCATTATCCCCTTGCCAGACAAATCCTCTGGTTTCCCCCGTCTGGCGTGCAGCCCACCATGATCCATTTTTGGTGAAGTTACAGGCTCCTGCAACTCCTACAAACCCAACTCCGGGCTTCTTGGCTATTTCAATTAACTTAAAGAACTTAGATGGTGTGGATAGAATCTCTACATCATCATGTATAAATACGATGATATCATCATCTTGCAACGTCTCCTTTTCAATAAGGCCCTGGACGTTAGCGTTATGACCTTCGTAAATTGAAGGGGCATCAATCGCTACTTTAGTAGTATGACTATAATTATCCAGTGCGATAAAAGTATTACGGTTCTTTGATTTTGATCGGGTACATACACTTAAGTAGATCATATGGTTAATAATACACTTACCTTAGAGGAAATCAAGAAAGAGTTTTTAAAATGCAGAAATAGTTGTGACTACTTTATTAAGAACTACATTAAAGTAGTTCACCCTATGCGCGGCCTTGTCCCCTTTGGTCTGTACCCCTTCCAGACTAAAATCTTAAGGGAGTTCCAAGACTACCGACTTTCTATCTTGAGTAAGTTTCGTCAGGCTGGATGCACCACCTTAATGGCTGGCTATGCTTTGTGGTTTATTTTGTTCCAACCTAATAAAAAGGTTGCGATCCTGTCCAAGGGTGATTCCGAAGCTACAGAAGTTGTTTCTAGAATTAGATTAATGTATGACGAGCTTCCCATCTGGTTGCAGCCTAAGACCACTAAAAACAATGATCATACGCTAGCTTTAGAGAATGGCTCCTCCATCCAGTCAAAAGCTTCAGGTAAGCAAAGTGGTAGATCCCTAGCTGCCTCCCTACTAATTATTGATGAGGCTGCGTTCATTGAGTACATTGACACTATTTGGGCTGCTGTGGGTCCTACAACGTCCACTGGAGGGCGCGTATGTGTCTTATCGACTGTTAACGGTATAGGTAATTGGTTCCATAGGATGTACTCACAGGCGTTAGAGGGATCAAACGGTTTCCATGCAATTAGGATTAAATGGCAAGAGCACCCTGAATACCACTACCACGAAGGCTTCGAATGGCTGTATGAGGAAATGCAATCCTACAACCCTCCTATTAACGTTAATGATTGGGAGGCTGTCACCAGGAAGAAGCACACCTTTAAGGAGTGGATGCAGGAGTATGAGTCCAACTTCCTGGGAACTGGTGAAACTTATGTTGACGGGGAGATTCTTAGAAGCCTAAAGGAGAATTGTAATAAAGACTTCTGGATTCGTTACAATAATAAAATGAGGATTTGGGAAGACCCTCAACCCCACCACGAGTATGTCCTTGCTGCTGATCCCTCAATAGGAAGGGATAGGGATTATTCAGCATTCCATATTATTGACATCTACAACGGCAAACAAGTAGCAGAGTTCTACTCCAATAGAACTCCAATCAATGAGTTCGCCAAAATTATAGCAGATGAAGCAAGGCTTTACAATACTGCCTTTGTTTGTCCTGAGAGAAATGGTATTGGTAATAACCTGATTTACTTCCTTAAGGAAGAGCTTGAATACGAGAATCTAGTTCAGGACGATAAGAGAGACATAGGAATACTGATCACTCAGAAAAATAAAGAGAATCTACTGGCCGATATGGAGCATAATATAAGGTCGAATAGGGTTCTCATTAACTCGGAAAGGCTTGTCAACGAGCTTTTAACCTTTGTTATAGATCCCGATACTGGGAAGATCAAGCCAGACTCTCACTGCCATGACGATTTAATCATGGCTTATGCTACTGCTGTGCATATTTTTAACAAGTTAAGAACAAATTCCTTCATAGAATCAAGTGAATCTGAAGATAAAACTTATATCCCACCCGCGATACAGAATGCATATACATATAACATAGGTACGTCCACCGGGGAACTCACTAAAGAGAATATTAAATGGCTGATAGGAAGATAAACGAAGGATTCACTGAATTTGCTGACACGACGAAGCCCTACAATCAGCCATGGGGCATGATTGGAAGGTTTTACCGTAAGTTTTTTGCGCGAGAAGTCGAAGATGTAAAAGATGATCAGTATGTAGACCCGATCACGAACCGCTCTATCTCTCCCCCCAAGCCCTTGCAAGGAGACGCTGTCCAGAACACCGACGTTGTTAGGATCGCTTCAGAGGTTGGGTATGAGAAAACTTACTATCCAGTAATCCCCCAGTTAGAATACGAAAGGAAGAAGAGGTATAAAGAGTATGAGGATATGGACGGATATCCTGAGATTAGTAGTGCCTTCGACATCTACGCCGATGACTGTACCCAAGAAAACATTGACGGTACTAAATGGGA